TCTTCGATGACGAAGCATCATCGACCGAGATCGTCACCTGGGTAGCATCGTCCGGCCGTTTCACTTGCGCGACAACAGCCTCGCGCACCACGTAGTCGACCTTGGCCTCGTCAACGTCCGGTGCTGGCGACATCGCAGTGCGCCGCGACTCGACCAGCATGTACGCGTCATCGATCCACAACTGCCACTGCTTCGCCGTCACCGAGTCAGGCTCAGGGGCGGTCACACCAAGTGCCACCGCAACCATGTCCGGAGTCACTGCCATGACCGCCCCCTAACCGTTACTCTTCCGACTTCTTCGGACGCCCCGCAGAGCGCTTCGGCTGGTCCTTCGGCTTCCACTCAGACCCAAGCCGAGTCGCCGTCTCGTCGGAAACCGAAACAGCCACCCCAGTCACCTCGTGGGTGAACTCGGGCATCAGGCGCTCGCGTTCTTGACCTGCGCGAACGCGCTCAGGTCAGCGATGCCCCAGCCGTAAACAACCTCAGCGCGGAACGCGACCTGGTTGTTGCGCTTCAGGTCGCCCTGACCGTCCGGGTCGCCGTACTGGATCGTCTCGAGGCCGATCTGCTTCTGGATGCCCCAACGGATACCCGAGAAGTCACCGACGAACGCAGCCACGTTGGTTGCGGTCGCAGCGGTCCCCACAGCGCCAACCGTGCGAGACACGGACGAGTTGTGGTTCTCGAGACGACCAGCCGGCGCGGTCTGCAGCGACAGGTCCGGGTACAGCTTCTGCTCGGTCTGCTGCGAACGAAGCGCAGCGAACTTCGCAGCGAACGCCGGGTCGAGCGCGATGTCGGCCGGCACGTAGCCGTCAGCCAGCACGAGCGCGTCGGCTGCGTCCACGTTCGCGTACGCCTTGTCGCCACTCCCGATCGTGACCACGTTCGTGGTGTCCGACAGGGACTCGCTCATCGCGGTGACAGCAGCACCATTCGACGGGTTGATGCCGTGGAACACACCGAAGTCGAGCGCACGCGAGAGAGCCGGCTGGATGAGAGCCAGGATCTCGTTCACCGCACCGATCTGCGTGTCCTCGTCAGCCCACAGAACCTCTTCCGTCATACGGACGGTCTTGTGGAACTTGAACGGGGTGACGGTCTTCACGGTCGGCGTGATCGTGGACGGGCCCTTGTTCGCGCCCTCACCGACGTACTCGGCCTCACCGATGTCGAAGGTCATCGACTGGCCGGGACCGAAACGCATCGGCGTCGCACCCGACAGGGTGGCGATCGTCGAACCGTACTGGACCTTGCCGAGCCACGAGTCGAGGATCTGCGGGGGCAGGTTCAGCTGCCCGGTGTTGAGAACTGCCATGTTGTCCTCCTGGGACGGTTAGTCGGCGCGATTGAACACCTGCCGCGCGATGTCGCGCAGCGGGTCAGCCGTGCCGGTTGTCTTCGTGCCGCCCTCGTTGGGAGCCACGTTGCCTTGCTTCTTGCGGTCCGCCTCACGCTCAGCAAGCCGCTGGGCCTGCGCGGTGAGACTGTCCGAGTCGGTACCGGTGAGGAACAGGTCGCGATCTTCAGCGCTGATCCCGAACTGCGCGGCGATGTCGCTCCGAAGACGTGACTGCTCAGCAGCGGCGTACTTCTTCTCGAGCTCAGCGATCCGCTCATCAGCGGTCACCTTCTCGCCGGCCGCAGCCTTCAGCTGGTCGTAGTCCGCGTACTTCGCCCGCTCGCGTGCAACACGCTCCTTGACGATGCGGTCGACGTCAGCCTGTGTGATCGTCTGTTCCTGCTGTGTCTGCTGACCATCAGCACCCGTGTTCTCAGGTGCAGCAGCCTGTGCTTCAGTGCCCTCAGGCATTCCGGTACTCCGTTTCCGTTCCGTCGAACATCAACCGGCCAAAGCGTGGCCGTAGCGCTTCCCCGTCAACCGGGGAGGTCTGGAAAGTGCTCAGTCAGGTACTGCCGAAGTTGAGCTCGCTGGGCAGGTGTGCGGCTCCGACGTGAAGCGACGTACTGCACCGTCGACGCCTCCGGCCCGTCGTAACCGACGAACGCCGGTGCAGCCGTGCAGTGGCAGTGTTCGTGCG